AGGATGCAACAATAATGGAATTGTCTGATCGTTCGGTCAACCATCGAATTTCTTCTCGGTCTTCCGTATCGACTCCCCCATGAACGAAATAAACAGGTCTGTCTGTATCACTATTTATCATATTATACAAAGGCACCCCATGTCTCTCGACGTAGTTAAATAGTATTAATGTATTTCCTTTTAAATCTTTTGCTAGATTTTTAATAAATTTATTTCTTGGTTCATGTTCAACTAAGTAGTCCATCTCATCCTGATATCCTTCAAATATTTTATCTGAATGTTTTATCAATATGATTTTTACTTTTAACTTAGAAAGATAACCCTGTTTCATTAATTGAGCAGTCTTAGTCACCTTAGAACATTTACCGAAAACTCCTTCTAATACTAATTGGTTAACGTTTGCACCATCTAGTGTGCCTGTAAAACCAATACGATATTTACAATCGTGGAGTTTACCCATAAGCGATGTTAAAGATTTTGCTTTAAATAGATGTGCTTCATCACCTATTACAGCATCGAATCTATCAAAAAATTTTTTGGGTTCTTTGTATATTGATTGCCATGTGGAAATCACTACATCATGTTCCGTATATTTGTCTGCTCCTGCATAAAGTTTATGGCAATGATGATTGACATTCCAACCGTATTCCCTAAAATCTTTATACATTTGTTCTACAAGAGATGTTGTGGGTACAACGATTAATACATTCCTTTTATTATTTACATGATACCTAACTAATGAATAGATCATCAAGGATTTCCCGCTTGCAGTTGGCGACAATAGGAGTCGTCTGTTGTATCTCAGGCATTCGTATATTGCTTGATATTGGTAGTCGCGAACCGAGTGGTTTAGTGCCAGAGATTTCACAAATCCAACAACCCCTTCGGGAGTAATCATTTTATTTTTTTCTTGCGGATGACCATAGAATGCGTCATCTTCTAAAACGTAGTTATATCCTTTCTGTTCTGCCCAGTCTGTAAGATAATCTACAAGACCACAATAGATCTCACCATTAGCAGGTGAGTATAATCTTATCTTACCATCCCATCCTTTATATCTTCTTGTCTTCTGCATATACTTTGCAGACTCTACCTCGAAGGTAAAAAAATCTGCCAGTTCATAATTTATATGAGGTTGTGCCTCAATCTTCAAATAGACTTCATTCTTTTTACTTATAAGGAGGTCCATAAAACCATGCCACAATTGATTTTCTGACTCCAGATTTTACAGGTCTAACTCTGTGCCAAACATCTGATTGAAAGAAGATTGCTGAACCTTTTTTCAACTTAAATGTTTCGTATCTACAATCAGTCTCTGGTTTATATAGCTCCAAATCAAACTCGCCTCCTTTGTAATCGGTAGGGTCATTCATAAAAAGACTCATACTTATTTTTCTTACCATGCCTTGTACAGGTTGAGGGTGTTGATCTACATGCCAATCATATTTACCACCTGCAGGATAAACTCCATATTGTATGGGTTCCACACCTTGTATATCTAAGTTCCATAAATTACTAACGTTCATTGACTTTGCTATATCAATAAACATCTGACAAAATCTAACCTCTCTTATCCATGCCTGTTGAGATATTCTACTATTATGTTTTTTTGCTTCTGCTGATTGATGCGTGAGACTATCTTTCCAAACTAAATCTTCACTATCAAGAGTGCGTTGTATCTTAGTCATCGCACTGTCAGTCATTTCAATGACTCTATAGGAAGCACCGTACTTCATACACCGTTCTGGAATTTAGTCCAGTCAATAGCATTTTTAATTTGAAAATTTCTATTGTTTATCTGTCTTAAGATACCTTCTAAGAATGTGATACATTGATCTACATATTCAATTTTATATTGCAACTTTCTTACTTCCTCATCACCCTCTATAAACATATTAACTTCTTCTTTCGTTGTCAACTTATAATCAAATGGCATCTCTTTATATACAGATGATGGTGCCTTCCCTTTATAATATATCCATTTCTCTTTAACAAGTCTTTTCATATCAATTTCACGTTCCTTCTTCATCAGACCAAACGTTGTATATAATTCCATATATCGCATATGGAGTTGAGGTATTTTTGTGGATTCTTCGCAGTAAAGATCGTTATCAATTACTGAATCCTTTTTCCACATCTCCTTTATCTGTTCCAGATTCATTATTAATCCAAGGGTCGGGTATGTTTATATTCCTTGATCTTTCGTTTGTTGAAAGAATTCCTCCAGACTGCTCTGGCAATTTGGTGGTTCTGGATCTTTGATCCCCTTCTTCACTTTCCAATCGTTGTACATCGCTTGGAGGATCCAACTTTGGGATAGACTCTTCGGTCCGTTCTCCAGTAGTTCTCGTTGAGATTTCGAGAGACCAACCTTCATCCCCAAATACTCCTCTCTCCACGACCTTTGGTCTTCTAATTGGCTCATTCTTTTGCCACTCCTTTACTATTAGGTCTGCTTGTGCGTCTACTTCACGCATTGTGTTTTCTATTTTAGCATAGATCCACTTTTTTTTCAACCATGCAATTATACCTAATCCAAGATGACGGAGAAGAGGGTTCTTAAATTTCTTTTTAACCCATCGTTCTGCCTTGTTATACCAAGGATCTACACCTTTGCCAAAGGTTTTTTCAAAGGAGAATAGCACCTATAAGAAACCCCTTAGCGAATGTTATGCAAAGCATTTGATAATCTGTCAAGTTAAATTTGTCTTGAAATTTTCTTGCCATTTTTTTATCCCACTCTTTTAATTGAGTAAAAGATTTTTTAACATCTATGTTCCACATGTTTACCTCCTCTTGGATGTGTTGACGTTTCTTACCTCATACAAGGTATATCTAAAAGTTGCTGTTGCTATAAAGTATGTATTGTCTGACCCAGTCACATCAAATGGTAATGATGAAAGATTTATAGGAAAACAATTTTTAAATACAACATCAAAGTTTGCAAGGTTGTTATTATTTAACACCTGTAATGTTGCGTCAGAAAATCTTGGATCTTCTTTTGTACCTCTTGTAATATTTTCTTGATTCCAATTATACCTATCTTCGTATTCACCTGGTGTAGATAATGCTCTCATCCAATTATGAAGTTCCATATAGTTTTTTAAATCTTCATCTACTATAAAATCTATACTTAAATCTTCATATGATGCTGTGCTTTCAATGGGTATTGTCACAAAACCACGTGTAGGTATTTCAATATTACCTGTAGTAAACGCAGGTATATTTGCTTTCTGACATAGGAATGATGTTTTCTTTGCTCTATCTAAAAGGAATAAAAACCCAATAGGAGATAGAAAATTTTTATTTGTCAGTTGTTCTTGATACCAGTTTGCCATTTTATCCGTTGATGTTTTCCAACCATGATGTAGCTATATATTTTTCACCTGATAAAGGAGGATTACCTCTATGTACATGAGTAAAACCTGCTGGCCAAATCAATACTTGTCCTTTCTTAGGTGAAAAACGTTTACTTAGATAAAGAAACTCTGTTTCTCCACCTTCATGTACTGTATTTAGATACATCATGGTCGCTAATATTCGACGATTGCATCCTAGAGAACCATCCTCTGAATGCCATGCATGATATCCTTCCTGTGGTAAAGTCTTTTGCACATTTAGATATACTTGTTGATACCTGTATTGTAGTAATGCTTCGTATTGATCAATGTATACTTCTAAACACTCACCTACAATATCATTATATTGTTTCATCCATTCATATCCACAGCTGTGATCTAACATAAAATCTTCTGTGGCAAGACATTGATCTTTACGTTGATGTGCTCTTCGTTCCTTACCAAAAATACCTTTACGATTAAATGTAGCACCACATTTTTTCTGATATTCCCAGTAATCAATTAATGGTTGAGTTTCAAATCTAGTATCAAAGATACCAATAAAGTCCTCAAACCTTACATCATCTATCATATTAAAAGATAATCTATACAATTATTTAGCGACATAAAAAAGAGTGCCTGTTGTCCAGACACTCCTTCCCCTTTCACACGTGTAATACTATTTATTATGTAAAATCTGATTTTACCTTAAGAAAATCTATAAAAAAAAGAGACCCTTTCGGGTCTCTGATCCATCTCGAACTGAGAATATTTATTACATGAGGTTTGCAACCTGCACTCTTCTGTAGTACTTGTTAGCATTTGCTGTAAGTGCTCCAGAACCTTGTGTAAGACCGCCTGAGAATGGGTTTGAAACCATACCATAACGAGTCTTAAATCCAATTTTTGGTTGGAAGGTGTTAGGGTTGATTGCTCTGACTTGCTGTAATGGTACGTATGGGCAGTAGAATAATCCTGCGTCATAAGGTGAAGTACCTTTGTATCCTGCAACATAGAAGTGCTTGTCTGCTACGTTTGAAGAATATGGGTCAACATAAACCTTGATACGTCCGTTAAGTGTACCAACAAGAGTTGATGAAGTGTCATCTACACCTGTTAATGCACTGTTGCCTTGAAGGCCAGGTGCATAGTCAAGTACTCCTGCCATTCCGAGAGCAGATGCAACGTCTGCAGAGCAGATTAAAATGTTGCCCTTCCCGCGACGAGTTTCCTGTCCGATTGCGTTTGAGTCTCTTTCAATCTGGAATAGAAGTCCTTTGAATTTCTCAACTGACCATCTACCATTTGAGTCTACATCGAGGTCAAATATACCATCTGTAGCAGTGTTAGCGATAGCACCTTTAACAGCGTTTGTATAGATTGTTCTGACAACTTCTCTGTTTATCTCAGCAAGTATCTCTGTTGAGAGAATATTTGCTAATTCAGATTCAGCGTCCAATCCATGAATCGCCTTAAGGTCTTGAGCCATCTCTATGCTGTACTCTGCCTTTAGTGCTCTTGATTTAGCGGTAACAGTTACCTTCTCGATGGAGAAACCCATTTCTCTGAAGGCTGTTGAAGCAGATGAATCATCTAATGCCTCAGCAGTTGCTGTTGCCATTCCTTCTGCATCACCTGTCTTCTCGTATGTTCCTGCAGGGGAGTCATTAAGAAGTCCTGGGTTGTTTCCTTCAGCATCGTTAACTGCAGATGAAGAAGCAGTAGGATCGTAATTTGATAATCCTGTTCCAGCTCCACCTGAGAAACCTGCGTTAGGTTCGTTGAATAGTGCTTCTCTGAAGTCACTGTTTGCAGGTCTACGCTCTGAACCGTAGAATGATCTCATTGCGAAGATCAATCCTGTTGGACCTGTCATTGGTTGAACACCTGCAACATCATATGCAATGAGTTGTGGCATTGAACGTCTGATTAGACTGATCAAAACTGGATCGAAACCTGCAACAGGACCTGTAGCGGTATCGCCTGTGGTATAACCTGTAGTCTGAAGAGTCTCGCTAAGTACTTGACCTTCTTCCTTGATTGCTGATTCTTGGTTTTCTAAGAGTTGTGCAACTACGCCTTTTTTATATGAATCTTTGATCTCAGGAACTGATTCGTGATTCAATACGGGTGCCCACTTCTCTTGGAGTTGTTGTATAGTCATTTTTGACTTTCCTTTAAAGTAGTTAATTTACAATTATTTGGACCAACGAGACAATGCGTCAACATATTTTGACATTGTACCACTCGCTGTGCTTTCTACCAATGGTTCTGAACTTTCCTCGGTGGGTTCTGTTGCTTCTTCAGCAATTTCAGCCTTTCTAGTAAAGTATGATTCCTTGATAGTGTCGATTTTATTTCTAAAATCTTCTTCATTTTCAAACTCAACACCCTCTGCTAGTGATGCTAACTTCTCTTTTTGAGTTTCAGCAAGACCAGTAGCTGCGTCGTTCACAATCTCCATTTTTATATACTCGCCAACTTGCTTATTCAAAGCAATGTTAGCGTCTATTTGTTCGTTGAGCTTAGTTTCCATCTCATCTAGTTCTCCTGCCATTCCATCTAACAGGTTGAACTTCTCTTCGGGAACAGTAAAGTTATGTTCCTCGAACAGACCTTTGAGACCTTTGAAGAACGACTCTGCCATCTCGTTCTTTATGCCATGTTCAACAGCGAGGGCGTTATCCTCAATCCACTGTTTTGTAGCATAAGAAACGTAGTCGTCTACCTTCTCGGCCAATTCTGTTTTGATTTTCTCTACCTCCTCGGTAAGAGATTCCTCAAATGCTTCTTGCAACGCTTTAGTTTCCTCATTTACACGAGAAGTGACTGCTGCCTCAAAAATTGTTGCTGCTTTTACTCTGAATTCTTCTGAGAGTTCTTCACCAGAGACAAGAGCGTCAACATCTTGACTAAAGTCGTACTTGGTTTCAGTGATCGCTTCCTCTTCACTTTCAGTTTCCTCCATTTTTGCGGACGCATCACTGGGTTTAGTGGAAGGAACAGGTGCCTTACCTATTGGTGCTGCTGCATTTTTACCTGCGTTCTTAGTTCCTTTCGCACCTTCCATAGAATCAGATGTCACAGTAATGATTTTCTGTGCACCACCTTTAGAGGTGTCCATTGATTCGCCAGGTTTTGCGTTTTTAGTTACAGGATTGGAACCTTCGGTCACTTCTTCCATGTTATCTAAATCCTTTTCGAGGGTTTCAGCCATTTCTTTTAACTCCGTTAAATTTTTTACGTTGCTGTTTTATATATTTATTTATAAATTATAAACTTCTCAAAAACTTGTCAAACGCGGAAATTTTCTTTTCCTGTAAGTTCCTGAGTGTTGCCTGATCTATTTCTTTCTTGATTTCAGCAACAGCAGACTCTTTAAGTATGCCATTATCCCAAATCCACTCCTTTCCTTCCATTATACCATCCACAAAAGCGTCAGGTGCTGAAGGATCTGCTACTATATCAGCAGCAGTAGCGAGCATGAAATCATCTTGAACAACATTACATGCAGATTCTTTCTTTAAAGAACCCATACCTCTAGAAGAAACTCCTAATCTTACACCCTCATCGAGTAAAGACTTAGCAATTTTTCCGTTTGGTGTATCAAGAATTTTCGCACGACCAATAAAGTTGTTTCCATCTTCATTAAGACGTTCGATTTTATGAGAGACTCTATCGAGGTTGATTGAAGGACCTTCTGGATGACCAAGTTCTCCGAGTGCTCTACCCTGACGGATAAAGTTCTCATGATATTTGGCAACTTCTCTTTGCAAAGTTTTAAATGGATACATTCTACCATTTTTATTTGCAATCTCAGACTGTAAGAATATACCTTCTATGAAGTAATTCTTTTTGCCTTCTTTTTCTTCTGTAAGAAATTTTACTTCCGTAAGTTCTTCAGCTATCAGTCTCATCTTCTGGTTCCTCGGTTGGTTCTTCTGCGGATAATTCAGCAGTAGGTTCTTCTACTGTATCATTTGGATCTGGATCTTCTGGTTTGCGACCTTGTACATCCACATCTTGTACATCACCTGTTTCAGTTGCTTTATCAGCAAGTTCATCAGCAACAGCTTGTCCTGTTTTATCAGGATCAAAACCCCATTGTTTTGCAAAGTCAAGTTTTTTTGCTTGAATCGCATCATACGCAGATGCTGCTAATGCATCATTCGTTGCATCAACCGCCTTTGCTTTTTCATCACCAAATATGTGATTTACTATTTGATTTGCTACATCAGTAGGCATAATAGTTGTCCTCCATTATGTATTTATAGTTTTAAATTTCTGCTCTCTTTTGATCAGCAGGACTTACTGCGGAATTTGGATCAGCAGCAGGTTGGTTTTGACCTTCGGGTGCAGGTTCTTCATCCCCAATACCCATTTCAATCGCTTGCATTGCTTGAGGATCCATGATTGTTCCGTCTGCAATTTCTTGTTTGATCTGTTTGTCGATCTCTTTAATTTCTGTGTCGGTTTGTTTAAGAACTTTTGTACGAATATAATTCGCAGAGAAGTATTTACCGACATATGGATCCATCTGTGCAACCTCATTCATCCTTTCGTTGCGGATTTCTATTTCTTTTAGTTCTGTGAAATAGTTATCAGCAATGTAATCAAACTGAATGTGCTCTTTCATGTCCTCCCATTCTTCAATGGATATGACACCTTTAAGAACAAGTTGTGTCTTAAGGAGATCCATGAATAATTCAGAGAATCTCTTACGCAAACGTGCGATAAACTTCTGGAACTTAACTTCATCCCTTGTGATTTCAGCAGCACGACCAATGTTAAAGGTAGTTTCTGTTTCTAATCTTGATGAAGGAACGTTAAGTGCCTTATAAAGTTTCTTTTGGAAATACTTGACATCCTCAAGTTCTCCAAGGTTTTGACCACCAGGTAATGTAGAGATTTCAGTTCCTCTACCACCTTCTCTTCGTGGTAACCAGAAGTCTTCAAGCATAGACATGAATTTTTTGTCATCCTTGATCTCTCCTGTGTTCGCATCATATACTAATTTATTACGGTATCTACCCATAACTTCACGGAGGTATTGCTCCGCTTTATTCTTAGGTAAATTACCAACATCAATATAGAATATCCTACGTTCTGGTGCTCTTGATAATCTATAGATTACCAAAGAGTCCTCAATCATTCTTAACTGATTGACTGCTTTAATTGCTTTATGTAGGTGTGATAACACCATGTTTTTATTGAGATCCTGTATACCAGAATGACAATAACTGATTGAATCAGGTGCAATTTTCATACCCTGATTAGTTGAATTTTTTAATCCCTTTGGATTATATAAGAAATAAGATGCACTACCTGATGTAAGTTGTTGATTTAAGTCTTGAGTTCTTAATGCCTCTGGTCTTTTTGATTCGTACTCAGTGACTTTACGGATCTTTCTTGGATCAACGTATCTTAATTCTACCAATCCTTTTCTAGGATTTTTAGGATCTATAACTTTATGAAAAAATAATCTCCCATCAACATACCATCGACGGAAGATTTCGTAAGCTCTGTTATCAAAATCAAGAAGGCGAAGTATCTCATCAAATTCTGAACGAATTAACTTCTTAATTTTTTCTGATTGTTTTAAATTATGTAAGTCTAATGATATAGGAACATCATCAAAGTTCCCACATATAGTTTCATTCACTACATCATCAACCGCACTATCACATTCTGGATTCAAAACCATCTCTCTATAACGAGTGATTAGTTCATGATCATTACGAATAGTACCATCAAAGTCAACGGAGTAGCCAAAATACCCGCCACCAACTATGGGTTGCGAGCCATCTAAACTATCCTTCTGAACAAAAGAAGGTCCCTTGGGAACCTTCTTCGCTCTTTGTAATGAAAATCCAAAGAGTTGTTGTGCCATTACGATTTAAAATCTGGTTCTGATATATTTATACAGGATTAAAAAGTTGATTTATTGGTTAGCTAGAACTGGTTTCCAGTATTGTACTTGCATCTCAACAGTAAACTCTTCAACCGCATCATTATTTCCGTAATCAAGATCAATAGCAGCGATATTACTTGGGAATATATTATAGAATCTATAAGACTTAAGAATCTTAGGTGCTTCTCCGTCTTTAAGATCTCTTGCTAATTGATGAACAGTCATGTCTGCAAAGTATCCAGAACTATCTGACTGATCTCCAAGTGTACCTGCTGAGGTAAAGTTCTCATTATATGCTTGGATTGAACTTGCCCACAATTCCATTGCAGTTCTTAACTTGAACTCACTATCGTTCATGATAGTAATTGTCCAAGGTTCAAATGTTCTGTCTCCAGCTATCTTTAGAACTCTTCCTCTAAAAGGAACTTCTATTACACCAATCTGCGAACTTGGAAGGTTTGCTGCACGAACCGTAAACTTACCGAGATTAACAAGATCAGCGTCTTGAATAATTTCAGCTGGGAATGCCAAATCTACTTGAAATAGATTAGGTCTCGCGAAGTCCGACTTGACATTCGCCTTAAATTGATCAATTGTTCCTTTTTGTGCCATTTTTAATTAGGATCTCCGTCTTTTATATTTAGTCAAAATAGTATTTTGAGAGGTATTATGATGCTACCTCTGCAAAACTTACACCAGTTCTTGTTGCAACGAATGTTAACTGAACATAGTTAATTGTTCTTGTTGGTTTCAAGTAGATTTCCGCATAGAACTCACCACGGTCAACTGCCTCTGGAGTGTTATTTGTACTATCGCACTTGACTAAGAAGTCAACTACACCACGACGACCTTGTACATCACGAAGATATGGTTCAACAATATTGATGAACAGTGATCTTTGTGCTTCATCGTTTTGCTCAAAGAGTTGTGCCTTAGCAGCAGAACTAATAACTCTCTCAACTGTTAGGAAGAGACGACGTATGTTAATTCTATCAAACGCTGATGCGAATCCAAGTGCAGTCTTATCTCCGTAAAGAACAACACCTTGTCCTGGGAATGATACAATTGGGTTAACTCTGTTTGCATAGAGTTGATCTCTTTGTGATTTGTTTGGTGTATATGCTAACTTAATTGCATTTCTTAATACCCCACGTTGAAAACCTGCAGGTGAGAACCAAGGTTCGGATATTTCATTAGTCTGTAAGCATAAACCTGCGACATCACCATTAGTAGGTACATAACGATAGATGTCATTATACTTATCATAGATGTATTTGTATCCTGAGTCAAACACTAGGTAAGAAGAACTTGGTAGTTTCTTAAAGAAGTTTACAATGTTTGTTGTAATAGTAGTTGTATTACTAATTCCTATTACGTTTCCTCTACGAGGTGAGACAAATACCATGCAGTCTCTTCTCTCTTCTGCAATATTCACAAGAGATGTGATCTTAGCAAGTGCGTTAGAATCACTTGTACCAGAAGGACCTGCGATGATAAAGTCAATTATTTGTGATTCTGGATCTCCAACTAACTCGTATGCACTACCTATATCAGTATTAGTAATTGTATACTGTCCTGCTGATACTGTGTAGTTTACACCACCAGTAAATCTATAGTAGTAAGTTGAGTTGTTCTTAGAACCTAGAGTTGCGTCTCCTGCAGGATAATTTTCTGAACCTGTTGCACTACGTAGTAAGTTGAACTGTCTAGATGCTGCAGTTTGTCCGAATACACCATCACCAGATGATGCAGTAGCAGAAAATGTTCCACCCTCGTGCTCTGCCCAGTAAACAAATTCTGATTTTTGCTTAATTACTTCTGCATAGTAGTTTGTTTCTCCGACTGATGTCTTAGCATCTGATGCTTTTGATACTCCAATATATCTTTCTAGAAGAGCACCAACAGTTCCTGTGACACCACCGTCAATATCAAGAACGATGATATGCATTTCATCTCTGTGTCCACCAACTCCATTTGCATAGAGTGAAGTACCAGGTCTAGGAGCAACGTTGATCCACTTAACGCCAGGTAGATACTCACGTTCTGTGTACTCTTCTCTTACTGATGATACAGTAATGTTTGTTGAGTTTGTATCTTGTACAACGTCAGAAGCAGCAAATTCAATACTGTTTTTATTAAGAGCAACAAGAAGTTTTCTTTCAATACCTGAGTTAATCTTTGCAGTATTTGTACCCTGTGTAATAACTTGGTTATCTGCAAGAATACCTGTCACACCACCACTAGGTAGACCGATTTCTAATTTAGCATTTGTTGCATCATAAGCAAGAACAGTGACTGACTCAGCAGAACCACCAATAGTAATTGTTGTTGATGTACCAGGTGTAAATGAACCAACTACATCATCAATATCTAATACTATACTATACTTAAATACTTTACCTGCAGCACCAGATGCAGCAGAAACAGCAGCGTCGGCAACAAATTCATGCTCATTACCAGAACCAGGAGCAGGAACTACAACGATTTGATCTGCACCTGCGTCTGTGACGAAGATACCAATTGAGTTTCCTGTATCACCAGGTGTTCTAACAATCCACTCAAAACCATTTGATGCAGTCTCAATGCTTGTTTCGTAGTCTTGTAAGTTCTTAACTAAAGCTGCTGTGCCTCTATTGACAGCATTCTTTAATGTGCTAGAACTGACACGAATAGTCTTTAATAGACCACCGTAAGAAAGGAACTGTGCTGCAGAGAACCAATACTCATAGTTGCTTTCGTTCGGTTCACCGAAACGTTCTGCTAGTTGTCTCTCAGAAGTAATCTCTATGATTTCTTCTACAGGTCCTTTGGTAAATGGTGCTGCAATAACTCCAACATTCGCGGTAGGAATAGTAGAGACAGTGGTCAGATCCCTTTCCTGAATTACTACACCTGGCGATGATTGATTAGTTGCCATGTTTATATACTCCTTGAAATGCTGTTCAATCGGGTTTGTCTAAGATTATTTATATTTTTGAAACTTCACCTGTACTCCCACATATATGACTTATCACCATATTCCGCGACCTGCCATACATCTCCTTGTGCATCTTTAAAAGTATCTTCTTCTAACCCATCAGATACAAATCCAAAAGGTGCCATGTCTTGTTCTATCTGATCTCTTTGGTCTTCATATATTCTCTGTCTCACATCATTATCATGCATTTCCTTAAAGTATGGTTGCATTGCCATCCATGAAAATATAACCAAACACATCGCTAGATCATCATTACATCCATCTTCCGCTTGGAATGATTGACCCTTTTGTATGAATGTAGTAAGTTCCGCAATAGTATCATAATCTTCTACGATTAATTTATCATCTTCTATCAATGCTTTAAGGTTAGAACATCCTATCTGTTTAACAGCAGTTGACATCTTGATACCTAGTTGTGTCTTTTTACCAGAAAATCCTTGACCAAGTTGTTGACCTGCTCTACCTCTCATGGATACCATGAGTAAATTTTCATATTCTAAATCGTACTGTATAATATCTGCTACCTGTCCACCTATATCATTTACCTCACATAATACATATGCACCATTATAGTTGGTTGCTACATCAACAATAAGGTTTGGGAATACAAGTGGTTTTATTTGGTTGTTTTTATATCTTGCTACTACTTTATATGGAACTGTGGTTGTATCTACAACAGCAAATGCTGAGTAATCATTACCAACTCCTCTTGATACGTCAACTGTAATTATATAATTATGTTTTTCTTTTACATGTTCATATACTGCAAGACCTCTATTCTCTTGAATTGGATCTTTATATGGCATTATTCTTAACTTACTTGGAGTGATAAGAGTATCAACAGATCCTAAGAACTCACACTCAAACTCAACTCTGAATTGTGCTTCAGATGTATTTTCAATAGTTTGTTGCTTCCATTTATCATCTCTACCAGGTACTTGCGACCAGTGTACCTCAGTTGCAACATAGTTATTAGCACCACGTTCAGCATCATGCCATAACTTATAGAATTGATTCATCCCATGTGGGGTAGAAATGATAATAACTTTGGTTGACTTACCAGAAGATATAGTAGGATAGACACTAGCAAAAAACTGTTCAGCAATATGATTCGGAACGAACGCGAATTCGTCCAGAAATATAATGTTAAAGGACATACCGCGTACAGCACTAGCAGAAGTAGAAGAAGCGAGGATTTTACTTCCGTTTTCCA